ATTCAATATAGGCCCAGAGTAATTAACAGTGGTAGATCCTCCTGCACCTCCACCTGCATAAGACGAACCACCTCCAGCAACTACAGCTTCGCCTCTAGCACCTGCTGAGTAGCGTTGCATACTTGAAGCCATTTTTGATGCAGGAATTACATATTCGTCTTCTCCAGCTTCTCCTACAAGTCCTACGGTTGGTCTGGTTACATATCCTCCTGAAGCGTATTTTATCATCGCTCCTCCTGAAAACGCTTGTTTAGTAGTTAAAGAACCTCCTACATCAGTAGGAAATGTCGCACCACTTAAAGCACTAGAGTTAAATCCTGCTGTGAAAGAATTAGCAAACATACTCAATATCCCTTTCTGTAACTGAGTAGCAGCCATTTGTGCTGCCATGTCCAAGAAATGATCTGCAATACGTTGGAACATATTTGCAAATGCTTGTTGAACACTCATCGTTCCACTAATTATTCCTTTAAATGATGTACTAAATGCTTCACTAATTGCTTTTGCTCCCTCAACTATTTGGAACTGAGGATCATTCAATTTCCTTAGTTCTCTATTGACATTTTCTAAACCTGTAACAATAGATCTTGAATTTGCTTCTGCTGCTAATTGAAGCTTTTTAAATTGTTCTTGTACTTGTTTTAAACCATCAATAGTTTTTTGTATTCGATCATCTTCTTCTTTTAATTCAGCAGCTTGTCTTCGTTTTACAGCAGGTCGAACTCTTTGAGTTCCAGAATCTACTTGAAAACCTTCTTTTACTTTTTGTCTTTGTTTTTGTAATTGAGCTTGTAAAAGTTGATCTATTGTTTTTTCTACACCTAATGTCCTTAAAGCCAATGTGTATCTTAATTCTTCTTCTAAAGACAAATCTTTATTGATAGCTTTAATGGCTGCCATCGCTGACTCAACTTCAGTTGCTTGAGCCGTAGCAGTAAAAGCACCGTAATCTCCTCCAAATGCTTGAGCAAATAAAGCACCTTGTTTTCCAAATCGTTTAAATTCTGCTGCTACTTGAACAGCTTCTTGTTTTGTAATCCCTAAACTTTTTCCTAATTTAATTATTTCTTTTGCGTTAAATCCTGCATTAAATCCCATTGCTTTCATGTCTACATTCAAATCTTTAATTGATTTCCTGAAATCTATAGTTTCTTGAATCCTTTGAGCCATTGCCGTACCAGCAATAGATAAACCAAATCCAAGTCCTCCTCCTAACGCACCACCAGCAGCACCGCCAATACCTCCAAAAAGAGAAGCTAAAGGACTTTGACCAAACAAAGCAGGAAATCCACCACCAATCATTCCGCTAGTTATTGCTCCACCAATTCTTCCTTGAGCACCTTTTCTACTTGCAAACATTCCTTGAGGATTTGCAAATCTTCCTATTCCAAGACGATTTCTTTGTCTTTGGAAACCAGAACGAAGGGTATTAGGTAATTGTTGTGGCCCATATTGAGCAGCAGTAAATCCTGTTCCTGAAGTAACTGGCCCAAGACCAGGAATAGGAGGTTGGTAAGCAGTAGGCCCAAATAAAGATTGAGATGAAAGGATTGTATTAGATTTTTTACTTTCAACAGCAGTCTTTTTCGTGTGTTTATCAATAGTTTTAAGTCGTTTGATTTCTTGTCCTGCTCTTTTCGATGTTGGCCCTGCAATAGCTGTTGTTACTAATCTGTCTTCTCTATGACGAGCAGCCATCTCATTGATTCTTCGATTTCTTCTCCGTACTTGTTCTTCTGCTGGTGTCCCAACTTGCCTCATTCCAAAAGGTCTATTTCTATTAGAAATTCCTTTTCTGTTAAACATTGCTCCACTAGGAGCATTAAGTGAAGTATTTAACCTGATCGAAGCTTCTCTAGTTAATTCAATCTGAAGTTCTAAATTTTTATATCCATCAATAGCTAGAGCTGCTGAATTTGTAGCGGCCTGACCTATCCCTCCTAAGCCTTTGGTTAAATTAACAATTCCTTTAACAGCTACTTCTCCTAGCTTGTTTCCAAAAGCCATATAAGCTACGGCTGCTGCACCTGCCAATTGTGGTTGAGCAGCAATTAACGATCCAAGGGCCGTTAACTTGCCACTTAAAATACCTGTTTTAACTGCGGCAGCTTCAACGCCTTTATTAAATGGATTTAAAGCACTAAAAGCAACTTGTTTTATATTTTTTAATTGATTAACTACACTATTTACACCTACTCCAAGTCCTAAAGCTCCTACTGCTAAAGCTCTTCTTCCTCCACCCGTTGATACTAAAGTACTTCTTAATTTTGCAAAACCACTCATACTTTTATTAGCTGCATCTATTTCTTTTCTTGCCGCAAACGCTCCTCTACTTATATTTTCAAAACCCTTAGATCTTGCAAGATTATCAACACTTAAAGTTAATTTATCTAAACTACGAAGCAAAACTTCGTTTGTCTTATTTATTTTCTCTAATTGTCGATTTAATTTAGTTAACGCATTGAGATTTTTTACGGCAATTTCTATCTGAGCCTGTGCCGATGCCACAACTTTCCTCCTAACTCATTCCATATTACCTACGTCTTCGGGCTTTTTGCATTTCTTTCTCTTGATCTTCGTTTAACACTTGGAAATAAGCTGACCACCCAACAATCTCTTCTACCGTCATTTGCCGTATCTCACTTAAAGACTTACCTAACTCTTTTGCTATCCCAAACTGAAGCATTAATAAATTATCTTTTCTTAGCTCTTCGCTTAGTCCTTTGGGTCTAAAGCATCCTCATCATCTGTTAAAACTGCCAACATTAACTTCTGCAAGTCAGCATCCTTTACCTCATTTTTTAAAACATCTATTTCTCCCATTTGAAATAATCTCTGACCATTTTCATCTTGTGCCTTAGAAATTAACAATCTCAAAGCAAACTCATTTGCATCATCAGATTTAGCTCCTCTTTGTGCTCTTTCTCTTTCTGCCATCGTTAGTGGTGCGACCCACATCTCAAAAATAGATCCATCAGAAAGTTCTACTTCTTTTTTTGTAGCTTCTAAATTTGCTGCTTTCTTTAAACGATCTATCGCTCGTAATGTTGATCTTGCAGATCTAGGACTTGTTGACATAGTAAAAAATTATATGAAATTATTCTAGCGTAATAAATAATAAAAAACCCTGCAAAAGAGCAGGGCTTATAAAACATTCCAGTTCCGTTCTTATTATGAACGACTAAAATCAAATGTTGGTACTCCAGCAGGACGGAAGTTAACTGTTACTGCTTGTGCATCATCAGGAGTAACACCTAAAGAAGCAGAAGTTAATGTTGCATCAAAACTAATTGAACGACTAAGAGTGTCGCTTACAGTTCCACCGCTATATACACGGTCTGTATAAAGCTTAAATGCTGCACCGACTTGTTGACGCTGAAGAACATCTTCAATCATGCGGTTAGAAAGAGAAGCATCTTCGTTTGTCATGTAAGCCGTTGCACTACCTGAACCATCACCAAATCCAGCAATGTACTTTCTAAATGGAACGTACTGACCAGGATCACCACCAATAGTAGTTACATCAATTTCAGCTCTTTCAATTTCAAAAGTCCACTCACTAACTTGACTTACATTTTCAAAAGCAGCATAAGCAACTTGAAACTCATTAGGAGCTGCTGCTGTTCCAACGTCAGTTAGGTTTACAGCAGAACCACCGTTGGTAGCTGAAACAGTCATTGCTCCAGTGTTTGCTGTATAAGTTTTGATGTAATAAGTTGTGCCAGCAGTTAATCCAGCAGGTAAGGTTCCTGTTCCTGATCCACCTGTAGAAGAATCAATCACACTAAACTTAACTGGATCTCCAGCCTTAAGATTCAAATAAGTTTCAACAACCATTGTTTCAGTACCAATGGTTACATCACCAGTACCGAAAGTTCCTGTTGTTCCTGCTGGTTTGTAATAGAGAGCACCTGATGTGCCAGATAAACATGTAACGGCCATGAGGCTGCTGTAGATATTTACATATAGATTAGCGTGTTATTCCTTAACTTAAAACTGTTGCCACAAACGAAGTGTCAATCGTACTCATAAACAAAGGTGAATCTTCTGTTGTAGAAAAACTTGGGCCTTCTATTATTCCGACCTTAAGATAAGTCCCTGTAGTACCTTTTGTCCCATTATTCAAGGTTTCTAATACATCAACAGCCGTATTTACTAAAACTTGATTCCTTGCTGGCCCTTTCCCTTTTTCAGTAAAAACTCTAATAATTATTGCTCCTTGAGCGTTATCAACACTAGAACTTAATGTAGGTTCATTCGTTATTCCAAAAGTTACGTTTACCCTTACATATTCAGTCGTACTGTTAGCTGGTGCAGCCGTAATATTGTCAAAAAACACAGGAACCGCAGGATCTAACGCTCCAAAAGCAGTTAATAATGGGTTTTCTACTTGTGCTCGAATAGATTGATAATTCATGCTTTAAACCCAGTTCTAATACCACGAACCATAGCTTTTTTCATTGCACCTCCTTTAAGATAAGTCTTATACCAATCTAACTCTGCTGTAATTCTTGAGTTACCTGCAATACTTTTTCCTTGTTTAGGAGCACCACCACTTATATCTCCTCTTAAAGTCGTTCTACTTGTATCTCTTGTTCCTTTTTTAACAACTTTTCCTTTTGGATTAAGTCCTTTATCTTTTCGAGGAAAATTAGGGAAATTAAACTTTCCTTCTTCTAGATCTAAAGCGTATGGTGCATAAGGCTGTATATTTTCTAATTTAAACTTTTTAACTCTCCTCATTTCAGAAAGAGTCGTTGATAAGTTAGGAACATCATTAATTGTGTAAGGATAAGTCCCACCAGCCCAACCAGAAGCACCTTTGCCAATAGGAACAGCTATCCAACTATCTTTAAATGTTCCATCCCACTCTGGCCCTTTTTCCGCTAAATCGTTCATTACTTCTACAGCAGTATGTCTTGCTAATTCATTTACGATTTCCAATAAATCACGACTCATCTTTTTAAGCTGTTTACTTGTCGATACCATTACTGTGGCCTCACTATCAATGTATGAAATATAGGTTTTTCTCCCCTTTTTGTTTGAACATTAATAATCTTTCCTTCCCTAGTAGCTCCTGCTTGTGAATATTGAACACGATCTGCCTCAGTAGGATAATAATCTCCTAATTCTTCTGCTCCAATGACAACTTTTAAATCAGTTGTTTGATACAACCCTTCATCTTCACTTGAACTAATATTCAAAATCACTCCTTTGACACTTACATTTGTATCCGACCCAGTAACAGCTCCCGTTGTTGGGTTATATGTTCTTGGAGTTGTACTTTTAACAAAAGTTAATGTCTGACCCCATGTACTAAGAATACTTGCTGGTACTTTTCCAAATACATTATCAATTTTTGCCATAATTAACCTCTTACCACCCGAACTTGATAGCCGCCAGCTCCACCAAGACAATAAGCACCAAGATAGGACTGAAGCCAAGGATACACGTCAAAAACATTGTTTACGTTTCCAGTAGCAAGACTAGCTTCGTTATATTTCACCTTTAGTTCACCAAGTTCTACTTCTTTTGCAACGCCTTCTGTGCCAGTATTTCCTGTCATTGCATCTGTGTCATTAGCTAATGCTCTCGCTAATTCATACTGTGCATACTTGATTTTTGCAGGAATTGAACTGCAATCAAGCTCAACATCATCAACTTGAAAATTATTTCTAGGCCATTTTAATGCTTGCGATTCATCACATCTATCACCGTAAAAATTAAGGCTATCGATCCAACGACAAGCAGAGATCAATGCTCTGTTTTTCTTGTCATCTGTTTTGTCTGTCCACGTTGAATCATCAGGAGATGTTTCAAAGTAACTATTAGCTTCTGCCAAAGTGACATAACTATTAGAACTTTCACCTTTCAAAGTGGCGTGAATAGTTGCTGCCACGCTTATCTCTCAAACATTGCTTTTATTCTAGCGTCATAAAAAACCCCCACCAAATAAATGATGAGGGTTTTTCACTTCCCAATTTGATACTAGATCAAAGTGTTGATGTGTCTAGTGGTGTGTTAACTGTTAACTGAACCATAGGAATTAGGTCTGCATCATAAGTTGCAGTCCAGTTGTCCTTATTACCAAGAACACTATTGGTTGGGTTGTCAGCAGCATTACCCCACTTAGTACCCATAACGTGATAGCAAGTGTGGTAGTCAACAGAAAGTACATCCTGCTTGGATAATACGTTTCTATCAGCTTCAATTCTGAGATCCTGCTGAACACCTTCCATGATTGTTCCAGACTTAACCAAGTAGCAGTAGTACTCCTTGATATGACCAGAAGTTCCAGGTTGAACAGCGTTAACCTGAGAATCCATGATGACGTTCATGCCAGCAAATTGACCAATGCTTCTAGCATTAACGCCAACTCCACCACCACCCCAAGTAACAGCTCCACCAGAAGTTAGTGAAGAAGTTGAGAAGGTTAATAGTCCTACCTGATAGAGATAGAAACCGACATTTGGGTGAACAATAAGAGTATCTAGCTCATCACCACGCTCTCCAAGTAACGCTCTAGCTGACGCTACATT